ACTCGTGGCTGCCCTCAAATACTAGCAGGCTCCCAGCTTCTGGATGCACGTCTAAATCGTGTTGTGGGAAATAGATTGCCCCGCCCTGATAGTTGGCGTTAAGATAAAGGATGCAGGCATACTTATTCATTTGCCAAGCATTTGGAGTCCCATCTAGCTCGGAGCTGTCAGAGTGCGGGGATGCGTAAGAGCCTTTCGGATACTTATGCCCACTCATGGTTACGTTCTTAACTGGCTTCCCCATAACCTCTTCAACAGCCGTATGCATCTTGTCACGGATCTTCCCCATATCCTCTACAGACACCTTGTCCGTAGCCTTTGGGTCACCGACATTGACGCCTAGAACACTAGGGAAGCAAATGGGATTCCAATTATCGCCATCATCATCATTCCCGTCCATAAACTCAATGACATCGTTGCAGTATTGCTCGTCAAAGAATCCTTTGATCTCTGCAATTTGGGGGTGATGATAAACGGTTTCCATTATTTCCTTCCAGCTATAATTATACCATTTTTTTAAATGTTGGCTCCAGCATTTGAATAGGGATGTGTGGCTTTCTGCCAATGAGATATTAAAGATATCCTTGAGCCGCGTTCAACAGTACGAACACCATGCCTCAAGTCATTGGCCTCTGAGAATATGTACAATGCATATGGCTCATGCCGTAGCTCTATGTCATGCATCGGAATAAAGGTTTCTCCCCCGTCATAATCTTCAGTCAGGACAATGACTGCCACGGCTTCAGCTGGTCCATGTGTATGAGGTGGAGTTCTTGCACCCTGTACGTGACCGTGACCTTTGAATTTAGAAAAGACAAGGGGATCCGACTCAGATCCGTAAAGCTTGTTGACCAGAGAACCTATCTCACTATTTATTTCTGAAAGGGTCGACTCAGAAACGCCATCCACAAGAATTGGCTCGGCTAGCTTGCCGTACTCTTTTTCGTAGTATTCCTTAAAGCAAGCTGGACCGTAACAGTCATCAGCCTGAACGTGATTGATAACCATGTACTCAACTAGCTTTTTGGCAAGCTCTGGTGTTATAAAGTTTGTAATTTTTAGTATTGGAAAAGTGTGTGGATATAAGATTTCGGCTTGTCCTGATTCATTGGAGGAAAACTCTTTACTTAAATCTTCTATCTGCTTCTTTTGTATTTCGGCTTCCTTATCCCAAAATAATTCCTGATCTTCTCTCTTGTCATATTCCCAAAAAGCGACCAAGACATATCTATTATTCTTACCCTGAATTTGAGACACTCCATGCCTATTTGTCTGACCTCCATCGAAAGCAAGGAGCGATCTTGACTTTGGCTTAATCTCTAGGCCGTTTTCGAAAAACAACTCTCCTCCCTCGTAATCATCATTTAAATAAAGAAGTGTTGCTAGGGGGAAAACATCTGCGTGCAATGGGCCTGATCCTCCTGGCACATAAACATGAGCAATTACTTTAGCTAAACGCATAGAGCTCATAGAGTACCTGCTAGCTGCGTCGTGCATTTGATGGATAGCCATAGAAATCTCGGGAACTAGACCATCAGTAACGGAGCTCCCGTCCCAAACAAGATTGTTATTTTCTCCCGAGTTCTTGTCAATAAACTGAAGCAACTCTGAGCACTCAGATGGGGAGATAAACTCTTTGGCCTCGTAAACAACATCGCTATGCTGAGTCCAGTTATTGTTAGTAAAGTACGACGCCGACAAGTTACGATTCCACTCCGAAGTCCCAAAATGATACAACTGAGTATCTAGTTCCAGATGTGATCTCTGTCACTCCATGAATGTTCTCTACCCCGCCACTAAAAATGTACATTGATCCTGGGTTTGGATGGATGCTGATATCATGCTCTGGAAAGAACAAGTCGCCACCCTCATAGTCTTCATTAAGATAAAGAATTCCAACGTATTTCAGGTCAGCAAAGCCCTCAGTAGGGTTGCCATCAAAATCAGAGTTGTCAGAGTGTGGGTTTGCGGATGACCCTTCTTCCCACTTTTGTGCATGGATTGAAGATGCCTTCACCTTCCTGCCGTACACTCCAGCGACAGCCTCCTCTAGCTTTTGGTTTATATCTTCGAAGATGGTATCCGATAACCCAAACTCTGATGGCTTAACCGCTCCTGGTTGCACAGGGGCACCGTGGGATCCGTTGAATGCTGTCTCACCCCAACGATCTTCTTTCTCAAAGTACTTTACTAGGGCTTCGCACATCTCTGGCTCTACGAAATCTTTTACTTCTACGATTCGATTTCTATCTACACCTAGCTGTCCTTTGCCATCGACAATTGGCTCGTCTTTAAAAAATGTGAATGACTTATAGTCTAACTTGTTAAGCTCCATCTGGTAACTCTCTTCCTGGATCATTTAGCGATACCGCTTTCTTTTTAAATCCTGCATTATATATTCTCTTTCTCTCCAGCCACGTCCAAAGTTCTTCCCCATACTCAGCAACACCCTCCTGGTATTCTGGAGACCCCTTGTACTCGTAAGAGTTAAAGATACTTAGAAAATACTTCTCTCCACCCCAGACCCTGTTCACACAGTGAAAATAAAAGCCTTCGTCAGAGAGGTAGTCTGGATTTCCAGCAGGAAACACGACAACATCCCCTGCTTCTGGAGTATACACTGCCCTGCCACTGACAAGAGGCTCTGCCGAAGAGAATTGTTCTGATCTTTTATAATATGGTCTAGCCAACCTAGGCTCTATATTATACACGACTTCTCCACCCAAGTAGTTATCGTTTAGATACATCGTAGTAGTAGTTATAGATTTTTTGCCTGGATTATCCTTAAGTGCAAATGGAAAGTCTGTGTGATAGTTCATGTGGAACTCTGGGGTATTCGGAGTTGGTGCCTTTAGCGTATGATCATATTTGTAGAAACAGGGGCCATCTGGAAAAGTATCTACATTGTCTATACCATAATCTTTTGAGTAGTGCTCAAGACTGATTAGATAAGCATCGTGGATTTCTGCCAGGAGAGACTCTTCCCTAGTTGGCTGTCTGCCTTTGAAGTAGTTGTCCCGACTAACATACCCGCCTAGCCCCGTAGGAATCATTGTGCCTAAATCATTCCAAGGATACCAGCTGCTAAACTTATCGTAGTTTTCTGGGTTAGACTCAGAGTCTCTTAGCAGCTCCTCTATTTCTTTTACACTAGGTAGTAGATTCTTGTACACCCTAACCATAGGTGCACCAGGTAGATCATAGTACTCTAGGCTAGACATTAGTGGAGTCCGCACTCCTTGTCGCTAGCGGCAGTGCGAGTCTTTATAAGCTGTAGCTCTTCGTGCGTCTTGACTCTGGCCTTAATTCTTTCTGTTTCCATTTTTTCCCAGATCTCTTCCCCGTACTTTTCTTGACTCTCGAGCCATTCTGGAGTTCCTTCAAACGGTATAAGATAATAAGATCTGATGAAATACTTGTTAGAAGGGTTTTCTTCTGACTTCCAGGTTCTACTAACTCCATGGAAATATGTGCTATCTTCTGACAATACATCTGGATGCCCCGCTGGGAAAACCAACACGTCTCCTGCAGATGGCTTGTAGATCATCAACTGGTCCTTAGGTACGGGAATCTCGCCAAAAGAATCTGCGGCACTTCCGCTAAGGTTGAACCACATTTCTCCGCCCTCGTAATCATCGTTTAGGTACATTGTGCAGGTAACGGCAAACTTGTCTCCTGGCTCATCGCCACGAATATAGTCATAGTCAGTGTGGTACTTCATGCTAAGGTCATGCAGGCCACAGTGCTCTAGCTCGGAATCATACTTGCAGATGGAAGGGCCCATGGTGGTCCAGTCATCTCCCTTTGTAACTCCATAGTGACGCATGTAATGCTGAGTTGCTTTAGCAAACGCAAGCTCGAGCTCAGCTACTATGACCTGTTCTGCTGCCTTTTTCTCTTCATCTACCAAGTCTTCATAGATGGGGTTAAAGGTGATTCCGCCAATGGTCTCTCCAAAAACATGCCACTTATCCCACATGTTGAAGTAGTAAGACGCAGCTCGGTCTTGACCAGACTCCTTAAGAATTTCTACAAGCCTGTCTGCGCTTGGCAATAAGTTTTTATATATGTGAATCTTTGGATAAAACTCTTCAAATTCAACTTGGTCAAGGACAGCGTCCTCTAGCAGATTCTGGCCCCAACCATCTCCACCCCTAATTATATTTGGCATCAAATTCTCCTAGCTCTGTAATCGTCCAAAAGAATGGAACTGTGTATCTTTCTCCAGAGGTAATCTCTGTAATCCCGTGGATATAGTTCATGTCCCCTGGGAAGAAATACGCAGCACCTACCTTTGGCTTGAACTGAATATCCTGATTTGGGAAGAATAGCTCTCCCCCCTCGTATTCGTCATTAAGATAAAACAGTCCAGCCAAATCATACCAAGGGAATGCATTGGGCTTCCCAGCATCTTCTCCAATGTGTAGCTCTTTATCTGCATGTGGGTTCTGCAGTGTGCCAGGTGTCCATCGTACTAGTGCTGGCTTGGTGGGGAATGCTGTTACATTAAAGAACTTTTCAACAATTGGCTTGAAGCGAGCGACCGCGTTGCTAATTACTGTAATCACTTCTTCGTTAGCTTCGATCAGAGTGTGCCAAGTTGCAACTCGATCTTTCCAGTAAGAGGCGTCATAGATTTGCACGCCTTCGTCGTTATACTGGTCTTCGGTATAATCCCAATGAGTATTGGTCTTCATGAAGTTTTTCAAGAATGCAATTTCCTCTGGGGTAAGGAAGTCTTCAATCTCTACAATATTGTCAGATGAGTTTCCAAAGTAACCAGATGGAGTAATAGATACAGGATCGGCACCACGATAAAACGCATGGTCGAATAGCTTCGCTCCTGCGTGTGACTCTACTTCGTTATTAATCATATCTCTATTTTATCATATCTATTATTCGTACTTACGACGTTCCCAAACATCGTTTAGATATACTCCGCCCTTAGGGGTTCTGTATTTTTGGATGTTTGCCATGTTGTCATTGTATATCTTCATGTATTCTGGGTACTCGTATTCTGAGCCCCAGTCTTCCCTTTTGAAAGGAATAATTTGCAAAAATGGAGTGCCCTTTGGCAGAATGCCCTCATAGTCTTTTGCTAGAAAGAATGGAACAGTGCCGAACAGGTTTACAGTATCGCTATCGATGACACCGCTTGTTGTTTCAAATGGTAGTTCGTATCTGTTCATTGGCTGAATATACAGAGCACTGTACCCCTTTGGCAATCGAACTGCCCACTCTCCATACCACGCAAAGTGGAATGCATCATATCCCCATGGCACCTGAAATCCAGGCATAGGTGGTCTTTCTTGTACAAAATTAGGGAACCTCTCGTCCATAATCTCTACGTGAGGAACACCGCTAGCATCTCTTGTAAATTTAAGATCGCATGGTGTTTTGAACGCATACCCAGTACCCATTCCGTCATAAACTACTGGACATGATTTCCAGCTGTGCACGTTGTTACCCTGTTGATCCTTATAATTATTACCAGCTGGATCCTTGTAATATCTATCTGCCTGTCGATACCAATCTGGAATTGTCTTTAAGATAGGTCCTGGATCAGTCTCGTTGTCCTCTGGATGTACCGCGTAAGAGTCGGCAATAAAGGTAATCTTCTTAGAACTCATAATTCACTTTCATAATAATCTTTTTTACCTCATGCTCTCCAAGAGGCTCTCCATCGTGATCAACTGCATCTCGATAAAAATGTGTCCAGTTACCAGCCATATTAAGTTCCTGGCTCTTTTCTCCACGCTGTCGCATTCGATTCTTCCAAGCATTGTCTTCATAAGGTGGTCTTCGATTGTGGACTGAGACCTCATACTCCTGAGTCTCTGTCAGGTTTATCGGCAGAATGGCAGCTATGGGAGTTCCAGCTGGAATTGTAATTTCTATGTTTGGCTCAGTAATCATCCATGCAATGGGAATCTCTCCTTGTAGAGCAGATGGACTAATGATTGTAGTCATACACTGTGCCCCGCGAATAAACTGATTAGGCACAGGCATTGTAAGGAGAGAGGCTGTCTCTGGGAAGTCAAAAGTTAGATCAGTAAAGAAGCTAATGGTCCTATTGCCCCTGCCTGGGTGCGTATACTTTTCTCCGCTTAGAACCTTGACGTGCTTGTCAGTTGAATCGTTGACTCCATCCCAAATAAAAGTAATATCCTCTGGGTATGAGATTCCCCAGCCAAGCCTGTTTGAAAGAGATACTGGGAAGCACTGATAGGCATGCCTGTCGAACGTTGTGTCCATCCAGTCTCGTTGCAGGGGTAGTTGGTCTAGTTTCCCGTACTCATTACTACCCGTATATACATTAATCTTCTTCATCACACCCCATATTCATTGTAAAACTTTGGATCGTGGAACTTTTCCGAATAATCCAGCATTGTTACAATAGAGTACTTTGTGCCAGAAAGCACGGGCATTGCTCGGTGAGGATACATGAAGTTAGATGGGAAAACAAACAAGTCTCCAGCCTTTGGCTTTACCTCAATGCCCTGTACCCTAAATGCTAGCCCACCGCCTTCGTAGTCGTCATTTACGTAACCTACCATGGAGACTACACAGTTGTAGCTAAAGCCATGGTCAGTGTGCTCCTGGAAGTGCTGGCTTGGTCCATACTTGACAAAGTTAAGTGCCTCCCAATATCTGAGCTCGCCCACGTTGTTCCGCTTTGTGTAGTCTTTTACTGCCTGCAACTTCCTGAAGTGAACATCTTCCCAGAGAGACTGCAGCTTTAAGGATGCCTCTGACTGATCATTTTCAATGTCAGTCTTTTTAAATTTCAGATCAAAGCAGTCTCGATACTCTGGCATCTTCATTCCATAGCCAACCATTGCTTCAGAATAGTTGTATTGGTTTTGCGGATCAGACGCGACTTCCTCTAGCCTATCTATAATGTTTAGCTCTTTAGGAAGGGCGTCGTGGTATATCAAAATTCCGTGACCTAGATCTGTAATTCCGCTCCAGGTCTTCTCTTCGATATGATACCAATTACGAAGTCGTTCTTCGTGTGATTCAATTGAGTTGTCCATGTCTCCCTCTTAATAAATTAATTTGCTAGTGTCTACCTTGGTGTAGTCAAAATACTTTGCCCCACCCCTGTCGTTATAGTCAGTCATCACAACAATGGAGTACTTGTCTCCATTAATGATTGGTTCAGATGAGTGCTCATAAATAAAAGTTGATGGGAATACCACCAAATCCCCTGGCTCTGGCTTAATCTTAAGTCCGAATCTTGGGAAAATTAGCTCTCCGCCTTCGTAATCGTCATTAAGGTATCCGACTGCAGAGACTGTCGTCACATACGCTGGGCCATGATCTGCATGAACTGCAAAGTGCTGGCCAGTACCCTCATATTTTACAAAATTGAATACCTCGTAGTACCTCATGACTACGCCCCAGTATTGGCCATAGTCTTCAACCGCTGGGTAGAAAGCGTCAAATGACTCTTTATGTATCTTGTATAGCTCTTTGTTGTAGTCAGACTCTGGGCCTAGGTTTTGTTGGCCAATCTTAAAGTCTAGGCAATTTCTAGCTTCTAGGATCGCTTCATGGCCTTCTGTGACCATTGCACCCTGCCAAGAGTATGGCCCACCTTCATTTAGGTTTTTCTCTAAAACATTGATAATGTTTCCACACTGATCTTTGCTTAGCACATTCTTATAGACATTGATGCCTACCGCTGGATTTTGAACAAGCACTCCATTCCTTAGAGTTCTGTCTGGCATGCGGTTATATGCTGTTTCTGATCTGTCTTTTGTAAGCCACGGATTTGTCATGATAATAATTATATCATAAAGAAAGGGCCCCCACTATTGTGGAGGCCCTTGTCTTTAGATTGACTACTTGTTGTGTACCAAGTATCCACCTGCAACGAACCAGTCTTGAGGCTCGCAACCGATTAGGTATGTCATCTGCGGTTCATCTACATTGTGTACGGTCTCTACAAGAACTTCTTCTTTTGAGCCATCTTCGAGAACCTTGATTAGGTAGTCACCGACCTCGACATCTGACGTTGGAACAATCTTGTATGTTCCTTCGCGCTTGATGAAGAGTGTCTGAGTGAAGGAGTACTTAGCGGCTTCTTCGTTGTTGAAGTATAGACACGGTGACATCTTTGGACTCAGGTACATAACATCAGTCTCGATTACCTCGCCAAAGGTTAGTGATTCTGATGACCATGCGAACATAGATTCTTTTGAGTCACCTGGGTCTGTGGCTGTCATCTCTCCAAGAGTTGGTACCACGGCCTTGTCGCCTAGCACTACGTCCTTTGCAGCAACCTCGCCTCTAGCAGTTCTAACCAGAGTGTCCTCGTGGATGCACCATGCGTGGAACCTTGGGAAGAATGGTGGGAAGTGAGGGGGGAAGTGAGGCGGGAAGTGCGGGAAGAACGGTGGGAAGTGAGGTGGGAAGTGTGGAGGGAAATGTGGTGGGAAGTGCGGTGGGAAGTGCGGTGGGAAGTGAGGGAAGAATGGGAAGAATGGTGGGAAATGCGGTGGGAAGTGGGGGAAGAACGGGAAGAACGGTGGGAAGTGTGGCGGGAAGTGTGGGAAGAATGGGAAAAATGGAGGGAAGTGCGGGGGGAAGTGCGGGAAGAATGGGAAGAATGGGGGAAGAGTTGTCGCTGGTGGGCTCCAAGGCGACCATTCTCCTAAACCATTTGCGTTCTCTGCACGAACACGATATGACTGAGAAGTTTCTGCTTCCTGGGTTACGACAACAGAAAGTGTTGCTGCGTCTGCAGTTTCTCCAGACTTCTCGTCGTCAGACTCCCAGTAGTACTTAATGATTGCACTACCGCCATCGCTTGGGGCAAGCCAATCCACAGTATCCTCATCAACGCCAGCGGTTGCTGTGGGGGCTGCGGGAGCATCTGGAACAGTAGTAATTGCAACGTCTACAGAATTAGATGCAGCAGAGGTTCCAGCTGCGTTAGATGCTGTAGTTGTAATTGTATAGGTTACACCAGAAACTAGACCATTGACCGTAACAGGGCTTGTAGGACCAGAGCCAGTGATTGTATCACCAGCGGTGGGTACGGCCGTTACATCGTATTGTGTGGCTTCTGGGGACCCTTCTGGCAAGGTAGCAGTAACAACAATTTGTCCGTTGTCGAAAGGAATGTTAGTTCCCGTATTAACAACAGATATTGTTGGTGCCTTAGGCTCTAGGAAGTCATTCTGTTGGGATGACTTTCCACCTGCTTCTTTTCTTGCCAATTTAGTCTCCTATATCCTATTAAGCCTTGAGATCTCCATAGACTACCCAGCTGTCAGCTCCACGCTTTAGCAGGGTGGCAGATGACCACTGAGTACGCAATATCAGACCTGGGGTAGAGTTAACTGTTACCCCCGTGTCTCCAGCGATTGTAATTTCTCCAGTACCAGAAGCAAACACATCCATAGATGCTCCTACTGGCCAGGCCAGTGCGGCGTCTGTTGGAATTGTGAATGTTCCAGCAGCTGACATATTCATTTCAACAATGTTGTCCTGGTGGTCAAGGGTGTCTAGCGTGTAGCTTGCTGTCTTCTCTACGAACCCTGTTACAGAAGGAACTCCAGCCTTTGTCTGAGTACCGTCTGAGAACTCAACTCCAGCAGCTGAGGCATCTACTGTGCCAGCAAACACTGGAGCATCTACAACAGATACCTGAGCACCAGATACAGATACGTTTGTACCAGCAGTTACGGCACCTGCACCAGCAAACTGGTATACATCGATGTCGTCTGTACCTACTGTGAAGGTAGCTGGGTCATCTACGTGTAGTACCCAACCAGTCTGCTCGTTAGATGTACCATCAATTACAAAGATGTATGCCCCTGGAATCTCATCTGCTGTATCGCAGAGTGAGCAGCGACGTAGGATCCAGTCAGTGTCTGTTCCGTTACCAATTTGGTCAACAACCCAGCGTCCATTCTCGGCTGCAGTTGTCTGGTCCTTAAGAAGGATTCCATCTAGCAAGCTCCAAGAAGTTACTCCATCGATATCTAGAGTAGCTAGTTGTCCTAGGTTAAGTGTTGCATTAACGCCTGCGGTACCATTATCATACGTACCAGAGAGGTTTGTTGTGGTTGCAGCAACTACCTGTGGCTTAGTTGATAGACCAGCTTCGGCCGAATCAACATACTGCTTGGTAGCTGCGTGAAGAGCCTGGGTTGGATCGCCATCAAGGGTAATCTTTCCAGTCATTGTTCCGCCAGCAAGGTCTAGTTTAGTGTCTAGAGCTGTTTGCTGAGCTGTAGAAACTGGCTTGTCTGTATCAGCAGTGTTGTCAACATTGCTTAGTCCAACCATGGTCTGGCTGACACCAGAAACTGTACCAGTGAATGTTGGGTCAGCAATCGGAGCCTTTAGTGTGTCTAGGCTGTCAAGCTGTCCCTGGATTCCAGAGGTAACCCCATCAAGGTGTGCGATCTCTGTAGCATCTACATCACCAATTGATGTGGTAGATGGTAGAGATACTGTACCAGTGAAGGTAGGTCCAGCCTTAGGTGCAAGTGGTGCAATGGCAGTTGCAATGTCTGATGCCACGGACCCGTTAGTTGGAACGTAGGTTAGAGCTGAGTAAGCGTCTGTACCGTTTCCAATCTTGATCTTAATTTCTGATCCACCAGTTTCAACATTCAACGATCCTGATAGCGGAACGCTTACATCGGCTGCCCAGTCAACATCTGACTGAACTGTTAGCTGTGGTAGATTTGAGTAGATTCCTGAATTAAGGTAAGTCTCTACTAGGCCAAAGTCTGTGTAAGTAGTTGCAGTAGATACTAGAGAAGCTACCTCTGTTGCAATTTCGTCTTCTAGATCCTTAAGGCTTCCGACAGTTGCATCATTACCTATAAGCGTAGTGCGAACAGATTCAATCTGATCTTCTACCTGCTTAATGCTGGCAAGGGTAGCCCCTTCTCCAGTCAGGGCGTCCTGAACAGTTGTAAGGAACTCGATTGGAATATCGTTATTCTCGTCTAGAGGAATACCAGCAACATTCTTAAACACTGCTTCTGCAGCGTCATACATAAGTACCTGGTCATCTAGAGGTGTGTCTAGAGTTACATCTGTATTGTCAGCAATAGATACTGCGCGGTCAATCTGCCAAACGCCTCGTACTGCCTCATAAATGTACCCCTTGTGGGTATCTCCAGCTAATGGCGAGGATGGGAAGTCGTGATTTGCTTCTCCCT